GACGTGCGGCGCGTCTCCCAGGCAGGCCTGACCCAGGAACGGGCCGGCGCGGGAGGCGCCTCCGGGGAGGCCCAGGGAGCTGGGGGGTAGGTCAGGGCAGGGGGGAGGCCTTCCGCGCGCGCCAGGGGGCAACGGCGCGCGCCTGGTGAGGCTCCCTGGGGGGGCCTTCTAGGGGGAGGCCTTGCGCGCGGCGGCCGCCAGGGCCGCGCGGGCGACCTCTGAGACGGTGACGCCCTGGCGCTCCGCGCTCGCCTCGAGCCAGGCGGCCACGTCCTGGGGGAGGCGCAACGCGAGGCCTGGGACACTGACGAGGGGAGGGCCCTCGCGCAGCGGGCGGAGCTCGCCGCGCCGCCGCGATTGCTGATAGTGCGCCTCGCACAGCCCGTGTGCGACCGCGGGGAGGCCGCAAGGGCGACCGGCCCGGTGAGAGGGGCCGGCGCACCGCTCGGGGGTCACAGCGCGGCCCTCCCTGCCTCGGAGGCCTCGCGGAGGGTGGCCCCGCGGGCGAGCGCCGCACACACGGCCGTCTGGACTACCGCGAGGCGCTCGAGCGCGTGCTCGAGGGCGGCGCCGCTTGCGTCGTCGTCGGGGGGGCTCACGAGGTCGTGAGCGATCTCGTCGGCGACGTCCTCGATGCAGTCGCCGCAGAATCGCTGCCCCGAGCGCTCGTTGTCGATGAAAGGGTTCCCGCAGTTCCCACAGGTGGCGATCATCTTAGGCCTCCCCGACCGACTTGAGGATCGCGCGGACGTAGGCGCCGATCTGCGCTTGGGACATCCCTTGGAGCTCGCCCTCGCCGGTGGACCACTCGTCGATCATGTGGAGGGCCTCGACCAGGGTCTCCTGCGACCGGTCGCTCTCGGGGACCGTCACCTTGACTGAGGAGCCATCGGGGCGGGTTGCGCGGTAGAGTTTCTTGCTGTTGTTGTTTTTCATGTGAAGGAGCATACGTCATCCGCTAGCGCCTGTCATGTCATGGAGGCGCGGGACGAAGAAAGGGCCCCTGCCTTGCGGCGGGGCCCTTGGGCGCCAGGGGGAGGGCGCTCGAGCGCTCTAGCTCGCCTTCTTGGAGGCCTTGCGCGCTGGCGCTGGGGCCTTCTTGGCGAGGGCCTCCGCGATGGCCTGGGCCTTGGTCGTCCCCGGGCGCTGCAACCCGAAGAAAATGTAACCGTTCCAGTTGGTTCCGGTTGCGGTCGTCGCGATCATCGAGAGCGAGCCCCACGTCTTGCCGTTCCACTCGACGCCTTCCTCGGTGACGAGGACCTTGATCGGCTTGCCGTTGAGGTCGCGCTCGAGGCGCGTCCCTGGGGGTGGCATGCGCGGGTCGCGGGCGGGCGCGGAGGGGGCGGGCGCAGCCTTGACGATCTCCAGCTTGACGGGGGAGGCCTTCGTCGCCTTCGAGGTCTTGGTGGTCTTGGTGGTCTTGGCCATGGTGTCTTTCCTTTGTTGTTTCGGGGTACAGCGCGTTGTTGAAAGCACCCTCTCGCCATTCGGCTCTCAGTAAAATACCGAGTTCGCGGGACACGATGAATCGGCCTCGCTTGACATCCGAGATTCGCGGGTGCGAGGCGGGCCCCCGTGAACCCGAACGAGACGACTCGCGATGTTCCGCCCATCACTTTCCGTGCGGCCATCGCTCCCGGTTCAATCGACGCCGAGGCGAGGACGGTCGAGGTCGTCTGGTCGACCGGCGCGCGCGTCCTTCGCGGATTCTTCGATCGTTACTACGAGGAACTGTCGCTCGATCCACGGCATGTGAAGCTCGGGCGCCTGAATGGCGGTGCTCCGCTCCTCGACGCGCACAACGCCTACGGCGTCGCGAGCGTCCTCGGCGTCGTCGAACCGGGAAGCGCACGCACCGACGGGAAGCGGGGCACCGCCAAGGTTCGCTTCGCCCGCGCCGAGGACGACCCGGGCGCCGAGACGGTCTGGCGCAAAGTGCAGGACGGGATCTTGACCGCCATCTCGGTCGGCTACCGGACGCACAAGGCCGAGAAGATCACCGGCGGCGATGGCCAGATCCCGGTCTTTCGCGCCACCGACTGGGAGCCCTTCGAGCTCTCAGTCGTCCCGATGGGCGCCGACGCGGGCGCGGGCTTCCGCGCCGATGCGGCCCCCGAGCGTTGCGTTTTTGTTGTGCCACCCGAGGAGACGCGCATGGACCCCGAGCAGACTGCGAGTGCGACCCCGGCCGAGGAGGCTCCGCGCGGTGAAGCCCGAGGAGGCGAGGCGCCAGGAGGCGAGGCGCTCGCGCGGCAGGCAGCCGAGGCGGCCACCCGCAGCGAGCGCGAGCGGGCCCACGCCATCCAGCTCGTGGTGCGCCGCGCCCGGCTCGAGGAGACGGTCGCCGACGACCTCATCGCGCGCGGGGTGAGCCTCGACGCGGCCCGCGCGGCGGTGCTCGATCGCCTCGCCGAAGCCGACGCGCAACAGGGCGGCAACGAGAACCACGTCCGGGTAGAAGCGGGCGAGGATGTCACCGACAAGTTTCAGCGCGGCGCGGCTGCCTGGCTCTTTCAAAAGTCAGGGGTCGCCGGAGTCATTCGCGAGGCGGCCAAGACCTCGCTCGCGGCCGAGGCCTTTCGTGGCCTCGAGTTCGATCCGGGCGAGTTCCGCGGGATGACCTTCACGGACCTCGCGCGCGCCGCCCTCGAGCTCCGCGGCCAGAAAGCCCGCGGCCTCGACAAGCTGGCGATCGTCGGGAAGGCCCTCACCTACCGCGACGGCAGCGGCTCGAACTCGACGAGCGACTTCGCGATTCTCCTCGAAAGCGTACTCAATAAGACGCTGCTCGGTGGGTACGCGACCACGCCCGACACCTGGCCGCGATTCTGCGCGGTGCGCGCGGCGAGCGACTTCAGAGCCCAGAACTTCTATCGCAATGGCTCCTTCGGGACGCTCGACGCGCTGAACGAGCACGGCGAGTTCCAAAACAAGCCGATTCCCGACGGTGAAAAGACCTCGCTTACCATCGGGACCAAGGGGAACATCATCTCGATCACGCGCCAGGCCATCGTCAACGACGACATGGGCGCTTTCACCGACCTGGCAGTCCGCTTCGGGCGATCGGCGCGGCTCTCGATCGAGGTCGACGTGTATGCGCTCATCAGCCTGAACAGCGGCCTTGGGCCCACGATGGGCGACGCGCAGCCCTTCTTTCACACGAACCGAAAGAACGTGAATGCGACCGGCTCGGCCTTGGGGGTCGCCGGCCTCGACGCCGACCGGGTGGTGATGGCCATTCAGCGCGACCCGTCGGGGAACGAGATCCTTGATCTGCGGCCGGCCGTCCTCATCGTCCCGATCGGCCTCGGCGGCGCGGCCCGCGTCACCAACACGAGCGTCTACGACGTCGACGCGGTGGCCGCCAGCGCGACCAACAAATTCATGGTCCCGAACAAGGTCGTCGGCCTGTTCCGCGACATCATTGACACCCCCAGGCTCTCGGGGACGCGGCGCTATCTCCTCGCCGAGCCGGCCATCTCGCCCGTGTTCGTGGTCGCCTTCCTCGATGGGAATCAGACGCCCTATCTCGAGCCCCAGCTCGGCTGGCGGGTCGATGGCATGGAGTGGAAGCTGCGCCTCGACTACGGGGTCGCGGCCATCGACTGGCGCGGCGCGGTCACCAACGCGGGCGTGTAACGGAGGGTAAAATGAAAAACTTCATCAAGCCCGGCCATATCCTCACCTTCACGTCCCCGGCCGGCGGGGTGACGAGCGGCACGCCCGTCCAGATCGGCCAGCTCCTCGTCATCCCCACCACCACCGTCGCGGTGGGCCTCCCCTTCGAGGGCCTCACCTGTGGCGTGGTCGATCTGCCCAAGGCGAGCGGCCAGGCCTGGACAGAAGGCGCGCTCGTCTACTGGGACAACACCGCGAAGAACGTCACCACCACCTCGACCTCGAACCTTCGCCTCGGCTGCGCCGCACAGGCCCAGGCGAGCGGCGACACGACGGGGCGGGTCTACCTGCAAGGGACGGCGGCACCGGCCGGCGCGTGATGTCCTGGGCTGCGAAACTCGAGGCGGTCGACCGCGCAGTGCTCGCCGAGTTTGGCGGGCCGGTCGGCTACCAGCCTGCGAGTGGACCGGCCGCCTCGATCGTCGGCCTATTCGATGCGGCCTACGTGCGGGTCGAGGCAGGCCAGGCGGGCGTCTCGAGCGTGGGGCCCGCCGTGTTCCTCGTCCTGGCCGACCTCCCCTCGGACCCAGAGGACGACCCCGCGCCGATCGTCACGGTGACCGGCGTCGACTACCAGGTGCGAGAGGTCGAGAAGGACGGGCAAGGCGGGGTGACCCTGCATCTGTATCGAGCATGACGAATGGCGCATCAACGCAAAGTCATCCGGGATGCTGCCGCCGCGGCGCTCACGAACGCGACCGCGGCCGGGCCGCGCGTGTTCGCCGCCAGGAAGATCGCGCTTCGCCGGCTCGAGCTCCCCGCGCTCGCGGTGTACGCCCTGCAAGAGGCAGTCGACCCCGCGAGCATCGAGACCGCGCCGCGCGAGCTCACCCGAAACTTGAAGCTCGTCATCGAGGCCCAGGTCGAGGGCGGCAACGTCGACGACGCGCTCGACGCCATTTCCGCGGAGATCGAGAAGGCCATCGACGCCGACGAGACGCTCGCCGGAGCGGCTGCCCATGCCATCCTCGAGACGACCGACCTCGATGTCTTCGAGTCGGGCGATCGCGCCATCGGCAGCGCGATCCTCACCTACGCCGTCACCTACTACACCTATGCGCCCGAGGCCGAGGACGTGCCGCTCGTGGACTTCGTGACCGCCGACGTCAAGACCGCGGTGAACAGCGCAAGTGACCCGGCCGAGGATGTCGTGACCCTACCGTGAGGAGTGAAGCGATGCGCGTCAAGCCACGAAAAGGCGTGAAGGTCCGCGATCCGGTTTCGCTCCGCCATGTTCCCGAGGAGGGAGCCGACGTCCCCGAGGGCGATTCCTACTGGCAGCGGCGCCTGCTCGACGGCGACCTGGTGCTGGTCGAGGCCGACACCGAGGTCCGCGCGGCCGAGCTCGAGGATCGAAAGGGATAGGCCATGTCCATCTCATTTCAGTCGGTCCCCACGAACATCCGCATCCCCTTCGTGGCCGTCGAGTTCAACTCGACGAAGGCCCAGCAAGGCCCGGCGCTCCTTCCCTATCGCGTGCTCATCATCGGGCAGCGGCGCTCGACCGGCACCGCGGTCGCGAACACGCTCGCCAAGGTGAGTTCGGTCGACCAGGTCGCGACCCTGGCCGGCCGCGGCTCGATGCTGCACCGCCAAGCCCTGGCCTACTTCGCGAACAACGCCTTCACCGAGACCTGGATCGGCGTCCTCGACGACCAGGCCGCGGGCGTCGCGGCTACCGGGACCTTCACCATCACCGGGACCGCGACCGCGGCCGGCACCCTCTCACTCTACGTGGGTGGGGTCTATGTCCCCGTCGGCGTCGCGAGCGGCGATGCACAGAACGCCATCGCCACGAACATCGCAGCGGCGATAAACGCCCTCGCCGATCTGCCGGTGACCGCCAGCGCGGCCACGAACGTCGTCACCATCACCCACCGCCACAAGGGCGCGGTGGGAAACGAGGTCGATCTCCGGGTCAACTACCAGGACGGGCAGGCGCTCCCCGCGGGCGTGACGGTCGCCGTCGTGGCCATGGCTTCGGGTGCAACGAACCCGGTCTTGACCACGCTCATCGCGGCGCTGGGCGACACCTGGTTTCACATTTGGGCGCACCCGTACACCGACGCGACTTCGCTCACCGCCATCGAGACCGAGCTCAATAGCCGCTTTGGCCCGATGCGCCAGATCGACGGGGTGGCCATCACGTCGGCGGCCGGGACCCAGGCCACGCTGGGAACCCTGGGCCTCGGCCGCAACAACTCGCACTCGTGCATCGTCGCGCAGCCAGGAAAGAACCCGATCACGCCCCCGAGCGAGTTCGCCGCCGCGGTGGCGGGCGTCGTCGCCTATTACAGCAACATCGACCCGGCGCGGCCGCTTCAGACCCTTCCCGTCTCGTGGGCCCTCCCGCCCGCGCAGCTCGATCACTTCACCAAAACGGAACGCAACCTGAACTTGTACGACGGGATCGGGACGACTCGGGTGGATTCGGGCGGAAACGTCCAGCTCGAGCGCGTCGTCACCACCTACCAGACGAACGCGGCCGGCGGAGCCGATACCGCCTATCTCGATCTGACGACCATGCTCACCCTTCTTTACCTGCGGTACGCGTTCAGGAACCAGATTTTGACGCGCTACCCGCGCCACAAGCTCGCCGACGACGGGACCCGCTTCGGCCCAGGACAGGCGGTCATCACACCCAAGGTGGGGAAGGCCGAGGCGATCGCGTGGTTCTCCCAGATGGAGGAACTCGGGCTCGTTGAGAACCTCGACCAGTTCAAGACCGATCTGGTCGTCTCGCGGAATGCGAGCGACCCGAACCGGCTCGACTTCCTCCTACCGCCGAACCTCATTAACCAGCTCGTCGTGGGCGCGGCCTCCATCATGTTCCGCCTGTAGCACTCGGAGTCTCGAATGAACCAGCGGCGAGGCGGCCTCATCCAGGTGCAAGTGAACGGGGAGATCTACGACGCAAAGGGGACTTGGAGTTACAACATAGGGCGCCCCAAGCGCGAGGCGATCATCGGGGCCGACGGCGTCCACGGGTTCACCGAGAAGCCCCAGGTCAGCTACATCGAGGGCGAGTTCACCGACCGCGGCGACCTCGATCTCGACTTCCTCGTCACCCTGACCGACGCGACCATCACCCTCTCGCTGGCAAACGGAAAAATGATCGTCCTTCGCGATGCCTGGTATTCCGGGGAAGGAAAGGCGAGCGCCGAGGAGGCGAACATCGAGGTCCGCTTCGAGGGCGCCAGCGCCGAGGAGATCCCGGCGTGAGCGAGCCGCTCATCCTGAAACTGAAGGAGCCGATCGCCTTCGGAAGCGAGACCGTCACGGAGCTCCGCATACGCGCACCCAAGGCGAAAGACTTCCGGCGCTTCCCGATGGAGCCCACCATGGGCGACGTGCTCGACATGGTCGGCCAGCTCTCAGGACAGCCGAAGCCTGTCATCGACGAGCTCGGGCTCGAGGACCTCGCGGAGGTGACCCAGATCGTCGGAAATTTCATTCCCGGTGGCCGCGGGAATGGGCGCATGCCCTCGCCGTGATCGCGGCCACCTTTCATTTCCCGAGCGACCAGCTCTGGGAGATGGACGCCGAGGATCTCCACTTCTGGGTCGAGGAGGCGCGCTGGATTCATGGCTGAAGCCAAGTTTCCCCTCTCGCTCATCATCCAGGCGGTCGACAAGGCGACCGCCCCGCTTCGCGCACTGAACGCGAAGATCCAGGCGACCACCGCGCCCGTCCGAAAGCTCTCGAACAGCTTCCGCGCCCTGGGCGAAGCGGCCGGGGTGCCGCAGCTCGCGGGCGGTTTCGTGAAAGTCGTGAGCGCGATGAGGGGCGTCGCCAGTGAGGCGGTCTCGCTCGGGTTCAAGCTCTCGGCGATGGCGACCGGGGCAGCCTATGGCCTGTATCGCCTGGTGCGAGGGACGGTCGACGCGGGGAGCGGCCTCGAACTCAGCGCGAAGCGCGTCGGCCTCTCGGTCGATGCCTATGCACAGCTCCGCTTCGCGGCGGGCCAGGCCGGTGTGGGCCAAGAAGAATTCACCTCGGCGATGGATAAGTTCAACCGCTCGCTGGGCATGATGAAGCTCTACACCGGCCCCCTCTGGGAGTTCCTCTCGCGCGCAAGCCCACGACTCGCCATGCAGGTGCGGAACGCGAAGGACTCGGGCGCCGCCTTCGACATCATGGTGCGCGCCATCTCGCGCATAAAGGACCCCGCGCTGCGAGCCGCGGCGGTGACCCAGGTATTCGGCCGCGGGTCGGCTGAAATGGTCGGTTTCCTTGGACGCGGCTCCAAAGGAATCGCCGAATTCCGCAAGCGCTTCGTCGAGCTCGCCGGCGGCCAGGCCGCTTTCGCCGAGGAATCGCGCAAGGTCGATCAGGTGATGAACGAGTCGGAGACCGCATTCGAGGGCGCGCGCAACGCCATGGCCCTCGAGTTTTACCCGGCGGTGACTGCCCTCTTGAAGGAGATCACCAAGTTTCTCGTCGAGCACCGCAGCGAACTTGCCACCTGGGCCAAGGAGACCGGGGCCGAGATCTCGGCCTGGGTGAAGTCGGGGGGCCTCACCCGGTTGACGAAGGACCTCCACGACCTCGGCGCCGCCATTCCCGTGGTGGTGGAGTTCCTCGGCGGGTTCAAGACCACGCTCGAGCTCCTCATCCTCGTGATGGGCTGGCCGCTCCTCTCGGCGATCGGGAAGCTATCCGCCGCGATCTACACCTTCGGTTGGAGTCTCATCTTCACACCGCTTGGGCCCTTCATCCTCGCCCTGGGGCTCCTCGGGCTCGCCGCCTTCCTCGTCTACAAGCGCTGGGCGATGTTCAAGCTCTCTTTCCAGCTCCTCTGGAATGACATCGTCGAGATCTTCGAGAAGGCATGGGCGAAGATCAAACCGATCGTCGATGTCATTAGCAAGCCGTTCAAGATCGCTTGGGAGGCCATCAAGAGCGCCAACGCCTACCGCGCTCCCTGGCTCGGCCCCGAGCCCGCACCCGCTGCGCCAGGCTTCGGCGCGGAGGGCTGGCGGCCCGCGCCGCTCGTCGGGGAGGCCGATCGCGCCCCCTTCCGCCCGGCGGGCGCCAACGCCGCACCGGGGGGGCGTTCTGAGGCTCATGTGATCGTCGACTTCAACAACATGCCGCGCGGCACCCGCGTCTCCCAGGCGCCGCGCTCGAGCACCGACCTCGATCTCTCGCTCGGCTACTCGCTTCAAACGCCCTGATGAAAGGCCAGCAATACGTCATGGCCGGGGTGGCCAAGTTCCGCGAGGCGGCGTTCTTCGTCGAGACGACCGAGCGCGCCGGCGGCCGCCGCACCGTGCGCCACGACTACCCGTTCCGCGATGCGCCGTTCTTCGAGGATCTCGGGCGAGCCGTGCGGACCATCCCGGTCGAGGGCCACGTTGTCGGCCCCGACTACGCGGCCGCCCGCGATTCGCTCATCGCTGCACTCGAGGCGCCTGGGCCAGGGCGCCTCGATCACCCGTGGTACGGCCCGCGCACGGTTGTCTGCACGTCCTTCCGCGTGCGGGAGGCGAGCGCGGAAGCTGGGATCGTCCGCTTCTCGATGGAGTTCGAGGAAAGCGAGCCGACCCCGCTCCCGATGATCACGCCGGCAGCGCTCGAGGCGGTGAGCGCCTCGACCGAGACCTTCGTGAACTGCCTCAACCTGCGGGCCGCACGCTGGGCTCCCAAGGACTACCGCTACCCGACCCTGCTCGACTCCTCGATCGCAGCCGTAAAGGCCGCCAGCGCAGCGCTCACGGCCGCCATGTCGCCCGTCGTGAAGGGAATCCAGGCTGCGGCGGCCTTCAAGGCGGCCACCAACCTCCTCATCAGCTCGGTCGATTCCTTGGTGCGCAAGCCCCTCGACGTCCTCGGCTCGGCGATCGCGGTCGTCGACTCGCTCACCGACATCCCGCCCCTACCCGGGGTGCGAGCGTGGCTCCGAGCCTTCGGCTTCTCACCCGGAGTCAGGCCACCCGCCACGACGCCCGCGCGGGTGCAAGAGGGCGATCTCTTCGACCTCATCGGCTGGCTCTTTCGGGCCCTCTTCGCGGCGCAGGCTGCGCTGGCCGCGGCCCAGGCCGCCGACGCGGGGGCCTTCGACTCCTACGACGCGGCGGTGGCCACCCGCGACGGCGTGTGCGACGCGGTCGAGGCGCTCCTCGACGACGCCGACGACGACAGCTTCGCCGCGCTCGAGCAGGTACGGGCCGACCTCGTGCGCGCGGTGCCCGGCGAGGCCTCCGATCTGCCGCGCCTCGTGCGCTATCAGCCGCCCATCACCCTCCCCTCTCTGGTGCTTGCGCAGCGCCTTTACGGCGACGCGACCATGGAGGCCGACCTCGTGGCGCGGAATGGCGTGAACCGACCTGGCTTCGTCCCAGGGGGGATTCCGCTCGAGGTGCTCTCGCGTGCCAGCTAGCGGCGTCACCGTGAAGGTCGCGGGCAAGGCCTTCGATGGCTGGAAGTCGGCGCGCGTCGTGCGCGGCATTGACGCGGTGTGCGGCAGCTTCGACGTGGCCGTCTCCGACCGCTGGGCGAACCAGCTCGAGCGCTGGCAGATCGCCGAGGAGGACACCTGCTCGGTCGCCCTCAACGACACGACGGTCATCACCGGGTGGGTCGATCGCCGCTCGCTTAGCTATGGTCCGGACGAGCATACGCTATCGGTCTCGGGCCGCGACAAGGTGGGCGCCATGGTCGACTGCTCGGCGGTGCTCACGAGTTGGGAGTTCTGGCAGGCCTCGATCCTCACCCTCGCCGAGCGCCTGGCCGCGCCTTTCGGGGTAAAGGTCGCCATGCAGGCAGGCCTCGCCGCTCCCACGCTCGGCGACAAGCTCACCGTCGACCCTGGCGACTCGGCCTTTGAAGCGCTCGAGCGCGGGTGTCGCCTCGCCGGGGTGATGCCCGTCTCCGATGGCCACGGCGGGCTCGTCCTCACCCGCGCCGGCTCGAGCCGCTGCCGCACCGCGCTCGTCGAAGGGGAGAACATCCTCGCCGCCCACGCCCAGTACGATGCGACTGGCCGTTACCGGACCTATCGGGTCACGGGCCAGCACCCCGGAACCGATGACTTTGCGGGCGACGAGACGGCCACCGTGCGCGGGTCGGCGACCGACCTCGGCGTGCGCCGGGCCGATCGCGTTCTTCTCGTTCGCTCCGAAAACACCGTGATGGGCGACCTCGCCGCGAAGCGGGCCCAGTGGGAGGCGAAGACCCGCGCCGCGCGCGGCGACTCGGTGAACATCACGGTCCAGGGCTGGCAGGACGGGAGCGGCGCCCTCTGGCCTGTGAATGCCCTCGTCGACGTGCGGAGCCCGCGCATCGGGGTCGAGGGCCGGCTCCTCGTGACCCAGGCGACGCACGTCCTCGAGGAGCGGAGCGGGACCACGACCGAGCTCGTCTTGAAGCGGCCCGACGCCTACCTGCCCGAACCGATCGTGCAGAAGGCCGCTATCCCCGAGTGGGCGGGGGGCGTATGAGCGAAGTTCGCACCCTTCTCGCGCCGCTCCGCAACCGCATCGCGAACATGGTCGCGCGCGCGGTGGTGAAGCTCGTCGCCGACGGCGGGAAGCTGCAATCGCTCCAAGTCATGGTGGGCGCGGACGAGACGCGCGAGGCCTGCGAGCGCTTTCAAGAGTACGGCTTCACTTCGGTTCCCCTCCCCGGCGCGGAGGCGGTGGTCGTGTTCGTGGGCGGCCGGCGAGACCATGCGCTCGTCGCGGCGGTCGACGATCGGCGTTACCGACCGACCGGCCTCGCCGACGGTGAAGTGGCTGTCTATCACAAGGATGGTGCGCGCATTCAGCTCGCGGCCGATGGCTCGATCACCATCACCGCGAAGCCTGGCCAAAAGATCATCCTGAACGGGGGCCAGCTCCCGGTCACGCGCATCACCCAGGACAGCGCCGGCCCATGGCCGCTCGTGGGCGGAAACCCGACGGTGTTGGGATAGCGCATGCTCGACGCGACGGCCCTCTCGACGCTCATCTACACGGCCTGGACCGGGAATGCTTCGATCGGTTTCTCGAACCCGCTCACCCAAGCGCAGCAAGCAATCGTGAAGGCGATGGCCGACGGGATCGCAGCCTCGGTCGTCCAGCACCTCAAGTCGGCCGCGGTGGTGACGACGTCCGACGCTCAGGGCGGGTCCAATACGGGGACCATCAGCTAGGCCATGGCCGATCTTGCGCTCACCTGGGACGAGACCCGAGGCGCCGCCGACGCAGGCGTCTCGGAGAACGACCTCGCGCCCGACGCGGGCCTCGAGACGGCGGTGCTCTTGTCCCTGTTCGTCGACCGCCGCGCCGACGCAGCGGACATCCTCCCCGATGAGGAGGCCGATCGGCGCGGGTGGTGGGCCGACGCCTTCCCGACCGTCGCGGGCGACGCGATCGGTTCCCGCCTCTGGCTCCTCGCCAGGGAGAAGCAAACCGCCACCCTGCTCCCCAGGCTCGAGGGCTACGCCCGCGAGGCCCTGCAATGGCTCCTCGACGACGGCGTCGCCGAGCGGGTGGACGTCGCCGCCAGCTTCCCACAGCCCGGTTGGGTTCTTCTCTCGGTCGAGATCGCGCGGCCCGGGATCGACCCGGTCCTGTACCGCTTCAACCGGGTGTGGCTCGCGGAGGGTGCCTAGATGCCCTTCACGCGGCCCACCCTGGCCGAGCTGGTCGACCGCATTCAACAGGACTTCCTATCGCGGCTCTCACTCTCGGAGCCGGTCCTGCGGCGTGCCTTCGTCTATGTGCTCTCGCGGGTCGTCGCCGGCGCGGCGCACCTGCTCCACGGGCACCTCGACTTCATCGCCGACCAGATCTTCCCCGACGAGTCGGATACCGACTTCCTCGAGCGGCAGGCGAGCCTCTTCGGGGTGACGCGCATCGCGGCCTCCTACGCGAGCGGGAATGCGTCCTTCACCGGCACCAACGGGACCGCCATTCCGCAGGGCACGATCTTGAACCGCGCCGATGGCGCGCAGTACGCGACCCAGGCCGCGGCGACCATTGCGAGCGGAGCGGCGAGCGCCGCGGTGCTCGCCCTCCTCGCCGGCCAGGATGGGAACTGCGACGCAGGGACGGCCCTCACCCTCGAGTCGCCCATCGCGAGCGTGAGCTCGAGCGCGGCGGCCGCGGCGGGCGGCCTCTCGGGGGGCGCCGATGCCGAGGACGACGACGCGCTCCGGGCGCGCTTCATCGCTCGCCTGCAAGCTGCACCGCACGGCGGGAATCAAGCCGACTATGTGGCGTGGGCGCTCGAGGTCGGCGGGGTCACCCGCGCTTGGTGCTACCCGCTCGAGGGCGGAGCCGGGACGGTCACCGTCCGCTTCGTGCGCGACGACGACGCCAGCATCATCCCCGACGCGGGCGAGGTGGCCGCTGTGCAGGCGCATATCGACGCGGTGCGCCCGGTCACCGCGACGCTCACCGTGGTCGCGCCCGTCGCCGATCCGATCGCCTTCTCGCTCCACGTCGTGCCCGACACGAGCGACGTGCGCGCGGCGGTGACCGCGGAGCTCGCCGACCTGCTCCTTCGCGAGTCGATCCCCGGCGGGACGACGCTCATCTCGCAGATCCGGAGCGCGATCGGGAGCGCGGCGGGCCTCACCGACTATTCGCTCGCCTCCCCGAGCGCGGACACCGCGCACGCGGTCGGCCACATGGCGACCCTGGGGGTCATCACATGGACCTGAGACGTGCCCTCCTCGCGCTCTCCTGCCTCGCCCCGGCCCTTGCCCTTCCCCAGGGCGTGAAGGCCCCCGGCGCCGCGACGGTGACGATGAGCCTCCCTCTCAACGCGAACGGCCCGGTGATGAGCGACGACGCGGGCACGGTCGCGCACTGGATCGCGCAGCCTCGCAACATGCTGTCCCAGAGTCAGGCGCTCGCGACTTCGCCCTGGACGAACTCCAACACCGCGGTGGTGAACAACGCGACGACCGCGCCCGATGGAACGACGACGGGCACGACGGTCACGAAGACCAACACGACCCAGAATGCGGCAGTCGCCCAAACATCGATCACGGTCGTCAACGCGACGGCATACACCCTTTCGTTCTGGGTCAAGGCAACTGCCACGTCCAATCAAATGGACTTCGGCACTTACTACGGGTACTGGCCCGCGAATAGCGCGATCATCCTTTCGGGGCCCGGCACCATCGGCGCGAGCGGGATGAGCAATTTACCGCGGGTGACTGGCCTGTCTCAGACGACCTGGACACGTATCGCCTATACGGCCACCACCACCGTTACGAATCTCAACGTCTATTTTTACCCCGACGGCGTCTATTCCACGACCACAGGGGCGGGGGTCGCGATCTGGGGTGTCCAGTACGAGCTCGGCTCGCAGGCCACGAACTACATCCCAACGACCACGACGCCCTCGCTGGGCGGGATCGACACGCGCGGCAACGCTTGGACCCAGAATGGCACCGTGCCCGCCGTGCTGGGCCCCGGGCCCTTCGTCCCCGGCCGCGTCGGCGTCGGCCCGTTCAGCGACGCGAACTACTTCAGCCTCGGGAGCGGCGCCGACGTGCTCGACTTCTCGGGCGACTTCTCCGCCTGTTTTGCCTTCTTCGGCGGCCCCTCTGCCAGCGGGCCGGGCATATTCACGGATGGCGTCTATAACTCCGCTGGGTGGGGTGTCGTACTGACCGTCTCCGGAGCTGTGAACTTTTGGACCGCCTCGAGCGCTTACGACCTCATCACGGCTAGTACCGTCGTGCCGGGGCCGAACATTGCATGCGTCGGGCGCGCGGGTTCAACGAAGTATGCGAAGCTGAATGTCGGCACGACCGCGAGCATAGCGGCGGGGAGCATGGCTGTGGGGTCCTCGGGGGCCGCCATGCTCGGGCGCTACCCGGTGCAGCCGTATACCGCGCCGATCTACGAAGCGTGGTTCTCCTCGACGCCCTGGAACGAGGCGAGCGTCACCAAGATCCAGCAGCGCGTGCTCGGCATGCTGGGCACGCGCGGGGAGCCGATTAGCGTCACCCGTTCCACGACGGCAACCTACTCGGGCGCGGACGGCGCGATCTACACAGCGGCGCCTGGGGTCCTTCGGGTCACGAGCAGCGGCGCGCTCATCGAGCCGGCGGCGACGAATGTGGTGCTGCAAAGCCAGGCGCTGGCAACGACCTGGGGAGCGAACAACGTCACCGCAACGAACAACACGACCGCTGCACCCGACGGCACCACCACCGGCACGACCGTCGCGAAGTCGAACACCACGACCAGCGCATCCGCCAATCAAGCGGTCGCGACCTCGGTCGGCGTCCCCTATACCTTCTCGATCTGGCTCCGAGCGGGCACCTCGAGCCAGGCCAGTTTCGGGCTCATCAGTAGCGGCTGGCCAGCCTGGACCGCGACCATCTCGGGCCCGGGGGCCCTGAGCGCCTCGAGCGGCGCGGTCGGGACGTTCCCCGCGGTGACAGGCCTTTCAGCCTCGCAGTGGACGCGCGTCTCGGTCACGGGGACGACGGCCACGAGCCCCTCGACCGTCTATGTCTACCCCGACGGCTACCTGTCCACGACGACCGGCGCGTCGATCATCGCCTGGGGAGCCCAGGTCGAGAGTGGATCGGTTGCCACGAGCTACATCCCCACGACCTCGACCAGCGCGTCGCGGAGCGCGGATCAGGTGAGCGTGTCAACGCCTGCGACGATGCCGCCCGCATCATGGTCCTTGGCCGCCACCGTGGCCCCCAGCTCGTGGGCCGCCGGTCCCTGCTATGCGGCGCTCGGGGCCATGACCCGCGATGGCGCCGGTGTTCCGAACACGGTCAAGCTGGTTTACAACGGGCGGCACACTTTCCAAGTGTTCGACGGTGCGGGTGCGAGCTTGGCCAGTCAATCGGCGCCGACTGGCTGGGCCGCAGGCACCGCGCATCGGCTGGTGTTCTCGAGTACGTTGCTCGCCATCAGCGGTGATGGTGTCAACCTGGGTGGTCCGCCTTCGGGATCTGGCGTCGGCCTTCAATCTCGCCCTGCCACGTTGTGGATCGGCCAGTGTGCCAGCGGCGATCATGCGCTCGGCGGTTTCCTGTCCGACTTCCGTGTCTGCCGGCGCGGCACGCTCGGAGGTGATTGTCGATGAACCGCGCTCGCGTCGCCGTTGCTGTGCTCGCCGCTTTCGCCGCGGTCTCTTACTCGGCCATGGCGCCTCGCGGGATCGCGATCCTGGAGGTCTTGCGCGACGCGGTCGCCCGCGTGAAGGCGAACCCCGGGATCGTGACGACTCCGATGGCCGGCGTGCGGTGCGTGCCCTTCGCGGTGGGTGACTCGGCGACGGGCAAGGTGGTCACGCGGATCAGCGGAGTCGAGTGCGACCCGCCCGGCCCAGGGCCTTCGACTCCTTGCGTGCTCGAGGTCCAGGCGCCTGCAACGCCGGTCGACCCGACGAGCGTTCCACCGATCCCAGGCCTATTCGACATCCCCGATCGCGATGCACTCGACGTGGACCCGCGCGCCTCGGCGATCTTCCCGGCCTGCCAGGTTGCCGTCGCGACCATGGCGAAGGCCCAGGCCGCGGGCCTCTTTCGCTGCGCGTGCTGGGACGGCTCGGGGGCCTGCACCTGGCAGCAACCGCAACCCGGAGGCGGGACCTCCCCCGTTCCCTGCCCGCAGGGCGTCACCATGGCCCCTGGGAGCTGGGCGGGCGCGGGGGCCATCCCCAAGGCCTGCACGGCGCGCGCGGGCGTGACGCGCGAATACGGCGGGGACGGCGGGCCAGCAGTCGACGAGACCTGGCCGGATGGCTGCCCGATGCCGCCGCCCTGAGAGGAATTTCCTATGGCCACCATGTCATGGACTCAAGTAGGCAGCCGCTCGGTAAGCTCGACCTGTGCCATCGGCGACACGCTCGCCGGCGCGGCCGACCCGACCACGGGGGCAACCGACGGTGCGAGCCTGGACGGGGTCGCGGCCTTCGTCGTGACCGCCGCCGCGGCGACCTTGGGCGCGACCATCCAGGCCGCGCTCACCCTGTCCTGCTACCTCCGCGACGCGGTCAGCGGCCTGTGGCTCCCCGCTCCGCAGCTCGACCTCGCCGGGAGCTCGACGGGGAAGCGCGGCGAGTCGTTCCCCAGCGTGCAAGTGAGCGGGCCGAGCGGGCGCATTGCCTACCAGCCGGCCGCTGGATCGCTCAGTGCGGGCCAGCTCACGATCTCGATCATCTGCTACGGGAAGCGGAGCGACGCGCACAACTCGCTCGCCCAGTTCTAGATGGCCGCGCTCACCCCCACCGAGGCGGCCTATGTCCGCCAGTTGAAGGCCCTCCTTCCGGGCGGGGTCCTGTGGAACCTCGAGCCGGATAGCATCCTCACCGCGCTTGTCTCGGCCGTCGCCGGGGAGCTCGCCCGCGTCGACGCGCGCAGCGACGACCTCGTGAACGAGGAGGACCCGCGCACCGCGGTCGAGACCCTCTCCGACTGGGAGCGCGTGCTGGGCCTCCCCGATGCCTGCCTGACAGTCATCCCCTCGAGCACCGCCGACCGGCAAGCGGCCATCGTGCGGCGCCTCACTGCGCGCGGGGGCCAGTCGGCGGCCTACTTCCTCGGCCTCGCCGCGGCGCGCGGCTTCATCGCCACGGTCGACGAGCCGACGACGCACGCCTGGCGCCTCACCTCCGATCTGCTCCACTCCTCGAGCGCCTGCGAGGTGACTTACTTCCGCGCGAGCGTCGCGCGAGCAGGCGATCGGGTGGTGAGCCGGGCTTCCCCGGAGCTCGAGTGCGTCATTGGACATGCCCAGCCCGCTCACGCGAACGCGATCTTCCGCTACCTCGCCGCCGGCCGCGCCATCGCGAGCCCGACCGGCGCGGCCTGGCTCACCTGGGACGTGCCGCACAAAGGGTACGCCGCGGCCGTCTGGTGCGTCGATCACTTCATCGGGGTCGGGTACGACGACGAGAACGACGCGGCCATCGCGGCGACCTCGACCGCCGACGGCTCCCTGTGGACCCGCGCCCTGACCTCCTTCCCCCTGGCGGCGTTCAGCGCCCTCGCGACGAGCGGGCCGGTGACGGTCGCCGTCGGCGCGAAGTGGGCGAGCGGCGCCGAGCGCGGGTTCATCGCCTCCTCGAGCGACGGCGGCGCGACCTGGATCGAGCGCACCGATCCGGCCTCGAACTCGGGGGCCTATACCGCGGTGGTGGCGACCTCGAGCGGCTTCGTCGCGACTGGCTACTCGAACGCGGCCCAGGACCCAAGCACGCCGACGCTCGTCATTGCCTCCACGGATGGCGCCACCTGGACCCAGCGCGCATCCCTCGCCGATCCATCGAAGACCTTCGACACGCATGTGAACGCGCTCGCCGCGAATGGCGCAACGGTCGTGGGCATCGGAGACGCGGCCTGGGTCTCGACCGACGGTGGCGTGACCTTCGCTCCCCGTTACGCGGCCGGGACCGGCCAGGCTGTCCTGTGGGATGGCTCGCAATGGGTCGCGGTCGGGAATCGGGTCGTGACCTCCCCGGACGGGAACACCTGGACGACGCGCTTTGACGTGCCTGGCGCCCTCTCGGCCCTCGCCGGGAATCACGCGAACCTCGTCGCGGCAGGAGCCGACTCGAGCGCCACACCGCAGGGCCTCGTCTACACCTCGAGCGATGGGGGCCTCACCTGGACCCAGCGCGGCGCCCCGAGCGATCTCGTTTACAACGCGCTGGCGTGGAGCGGCGCCATTTACCTCGGCGTCGGGGCCGTGCCCTAAGTCGGAGCTCCTATGCACCGCATCGACTCGGTCGACAACGTGGCGAGCCAGTTCGCGGGCGAGAACGCGCTCACTGGCCAGAATGGAACCGTCGTCACCCCCGAGTGGCTCACCGCCGTTCAGGAGGAGATCGCGCACGTCATCGAGGGCGCCGGCCTCGCGCTCGTGAAGGCGAACAATAGCCAGCTCGTTCAGTGCGTCCCCTCGCTCACGGGTTGGTTCTACGGGACGCTCCCCGCCTCGGGGACCTGGGCCCACCCGGTGTGGACCGGAACCAACTGGGTCACCGTGATGGCGAATAGCAACATCGCCGCCACCTCGCCGAACGGTCTCGTCTGGACCCAGCGCACGCTCCCCGCCTCGGTGAACTGGTCGTGCGTCACCTATCACTCGGGCCTCGCGCTCCTCGTCGCCGTCGCCTCGGGCTCGAGCATCGCGGCCACCTCGGCCGACAATGGAGTCACCTGGACACAGCGTGCGATGTTGAGCTCGCAGGCCTGGGCCCTCGTCGCGCCCGGGACGATCGACGGTGCGGGCGGTTTCATGGCGGCCTCGGGAAGTAGCAACGTCGGCGCGATTAGCGGCGATGGCGCGACGTGGACGGCGATCACACTGCCGGGGACCGGGCCCTGGGTCGCCCTTGCCTGTAACTGGGGCGGCCCCCCGGCAACCTGGGCCCTCGCGGCCAGCAATGCGGCGACCGTCCAGACGACCGTCAACAACGGGTTCGCATGGAGCTCGCGCACACCGGGGATGGGCGCCAACGCGCGAGGCCTGGTCGGCCTCGGCTCCACCGTCGGGACGCTGCTCGCGGCCATCTCGGCGAGCGGCGCCGTCCTCACCTCGGTCGACGGTGGGGTCACTTGGAAATCCGTGTTCGGTGGAGGCCTCGGGAACGAGATCGGCGCCTGTACCTCCTTCGCCTCGGGAACGCTGGCCGGGGACCTCATCGTCGCGGCGACGTATGGTCTCCTCGCTTTCGTCCCGATGAGCGACACTTCGGCCGTGACCTTCCGCCTGGGCGATGGCCAGCGGATTGCCCCGCCGTGGGCAGGCTGGACCGCCGGCCGCCTTGGCGCGGGGGCAACCGGCCTCCTCGCGATCGGGCCTGGCCTTCCGACGGCCCTTAGCGCGTTCCGGCCCTTCTGATGACAGGCCCAGAACTCGCCGCCGCGGCCGATCTGTTCATGCTCGCGCTCGTCACCTGGCGTGAGGCGCGGGGCGAGAGCAAGGAGGCGCGGGTCGCAGTCGCCGCGAGCATTCATCGCCGCGCGGTCGTCGGGGGTTGGTGGGGGCGCAGCCTCCTTGAAGTCATCGCGAAGCCCCTGCAATACAGCTCGATGACGTACCCGAACGATCCCCAGCTCGTTCGCTGGCCGCTCCCGTTCGACACGCACTGGCAGGAATGCCTCGCCATCGCCTCCGATGTCATCGCCGGCCGCGTGGCGAGCGTCGCCCCGCTCGCCGATAGCTATCACGACGTGTCGATCTCGGCGCCGAGCTGGGCCACGCCCGGGCGCTTCCTCACCCAGATCGGCAGGCTTCGATTCTTTCGCGTCCATGAAGGAAAGGAGGGCGCCTAGATGATCCAGCTTTGGAGCTCCGATGCAGTGAAACAGGCCCTCGCGGCGATCGCCTTCGCCGCGGGAATCCTCGCTGCGAACTCGCCCCCGGGGAAGCTGCAATCCATCGCGGCGACCATTTACTACACCCTCGGATCGCTCGGGATCGTCTCGGGCGGCACCACCGGGACGCAGCCGCACGCGGTCAAGCTCGCGCTGGGCCTCCCCCCGCCGCCCGTGAAGGTCGAGACGAAGACGACGAGCGAGGGCGGCTTCATCGACTACCGCCTCGGCTCACTCCTCGCGATCGCGGCCGTCGTCGCCCTCCTCGCAGGCCTCTGCGGCTGCGCCACCGCTGCGAAGGTGAGCGGCTCGACGGGACCCATCGACTTCGGGCACGGCTACGTGTGCAGCATCACCGCCGCGGCGACCGACCCGGCGACCTGTACCAAAGTCATCACCCAGGCCTGTGAGATCCCGATCCCGAAGGACGAGACAGGCGGTTGCTCGATCCTCGAGTCGGTGAATGCGACCGTGCCCTTCGACCCCGGGCACGGCGCGAAGTGCCAGATCTCGGCGGCCCCCGCGGTCGCGGCCTGTACCAAGCTCGTCACGAACTCGTGCACCGTGCCGGTCCCGCGCGATGCCTCGGGGGGGTGTAACTAGATGCTGGCCCAGCTCGCCCTCGTCCTCGCCTCGCTCGGCGCGCAAGAGCTCGGCCTCTCGGTGGGGCAAAGCCAGCTCCTCATTTCCGGCGTGTCGTCGCTCGCAAGCTGGGCGTCGAGCCTCACCGGCGCGGACCTCTCGCGCATCGTCGGGAAGCTCGAGGCCGCGGGCGAGTGGGCCGGCGCGGAGGTCCTGAAGGTCCTGCACGCGCTCGCGACGAAGCCCCCTGCCGAGGTGTTTCCCGAGGCATTCGCTCGCTCGCCTGCCATGGACGGCGCGAGCCCGGCCACGACCGAGGAGCGGGAGGGATCAACCGAGCCGGCAGGCGACTATAAGCAAGAGACCGATCCGCAGGGGTGAGCCGTGGAGCAGGTTTTCAGCCCCCAGGTTTTCCCCTCGGTCCTCGCAGCGATGGCCATCGCGAGCGTCGTCGGGGGCGCCGTCAAATTGCTCATCTGGTCGGAGTCGCGGGTCGAGAAGATCGCGAGCCGCGTCGCCGACCGGATGGTCGCGCACGCCTTCCGAAGCGAGGCCTTCGAGACGGCCGTCGAGCGCATCGCGCAGCGGATCTCCGAGGCCTCGAAATCGGCGACCTATGCCGACCTGAAAGACCGCGCCGACGCCCAGTCAAACTCGATCGTCTCCGCGCACCGCCGCATCGACGACCTTCAACGCGAGATGCTGTCCGAGTTCAAGCGCCTCCGAGGGAAGCGCGAGCGGGCAGCGGATGACGATGTGGATGAGGCTTGAAGGGGGTGGCGGCGCCGCGCCTCCTCGGTTAGCACTCCCCCCGAGGCGGGCCCTGGTCAGGTTCGCCGACCCGCAGACGCCGAGGGGCTCCCGAGCCAGTCCGGGAGCCCCTCTCTTTATTGGCTCCGCGGCAGACCCACCCAGACTCTACGATCCGCTGGGACCTCCACCCCCGCATGCCTTGGGCCGAAGCGGAGCGCAATGCGCCCATCCGAGCGACTGACCTGTCGAATCCGAACGGGTGGCCTCCCTGCTACGAGCGCGACGTGCATTCCTGCATCCAGAAAGCCCGCCTCGACCTTGACCCACACCCAGCGCATGGCCACTCGTCTACCGTGAGACGTCGGCGGCCCCCCGATGAATTGAGGGGCCGCTCGCTCGAGGGGCTTCTATTTCGCCAGCTTCGCCAGCGCGGCGAGGCGCTCTGCTCGCTCCTTCGCCGCCGCGGTTGACTTCTCTCGGCCTGCCTGCTCGGCGAGTGCGGCCGCGAGCCCCTCGAGCGCCTCCTCGAGGTCCCAGACGTCCATCGCCTCGCGGGGGGTCAGGATCGAGAGCGTCGTCTCGTATTCGGCGGCCTCGCCCTGCCAGTGCGACCAGGACCCCTCGCGCTCGACCACCGCGAGCTGGCCATCCGAGAGGAGGTAAAGCCGCCGGCCGGTGAACGACCCCCGATTGCCAGTCGAGTCGCTCCTTCGTCCCCACCGGTCGATGAGGACGACCCCGCGCTCGTCGTGGTCCTCGTGCTCCGAGACCGGGTGAAGGCCATCGCGCCCGCCTGTCTGATAGTCACGCTTCCGAATGCGGCTCGCCAGCGCCCGGAGGGCAGGCTTCGCAGCGGCGATGGCGCGCTCGAGAACCGCCGTCTCGGCGTCGCGCTCCTTGGCGATGGCCGCTTGGTGCTCGTCGTACTCGTGGGCAACGTCGGGAGATGTCTCTTCGATCTGCTCGAGCAGCTTCGTTGCGTCTGTCATGTGGTGCTCCTCGCCAGGTCCGCCCTGGCGTCGCGCCGCCGGCCGCCCGGCGGGGTACTGCTAAGAGAGGAGTCTAGCAGGCCCGCCCGCCGCTGGGCCAGTTAGGTAAACTGATCACGGCCACAAGTGGGGCTGTACAGTTTACCTATATTGAGGTAAGGGGTAGGCACCATGCCTACCCGTCCGCGGCCAGCCGTAGCGCCTGCCCTGCCCCGTCGCCTTCACCTTCCTCGCGTTAGCACGTCCGAGCAGGACGCCGAACTGCAAAGGCGCGCGTTCCGCGAGCTGGCGGCGCGCTTCCCATGCATAGATGTTGGGACGATCGAATCGGGGGTCAACGGGCTCCAAGGCGATTTAGCCTATGAGGATCGGCCGGATCTCCAAGAGGTGGAGCGTCGCGCGAAAGCGAAGGAGTTCGACCAGCTTGCGATCCTCGACGTCACCCGCGCCACTCGGCACCTGAGTATGTTTGAACGCGCCCGGGTCGGCCATCTTGTTGGTGAGCACGGGGCGGTGTTCATCGAGGCGAACGGCCATATCATCGACACGGCCACGCCGGTGGGTGAAATGGAATGGATGATGAGGACGCGCGCGAGTGCCGAAGAGAAAAAACTAATCGCCTTCCGAACGACCGGGGGGAAGAAAACCGCTGCGCTCGAGGGTCGATATCTAGGATCACCACCATACGCCCGGCGGTACGATTATGACGCCCCCCCCGATAAGAGATGGAGCGTTGATCAGGACGAACTGAAAGTGTATTTGCGTATCGTCGACGCGCCGCTTCGGGGTATCAGCCTCCGGGCGCTGGCCCGTCAGTTTGAATCCGAGAGCATCCCGGTGCCCCACGCTCGCTATAAGAGCGCGGGCCGGGCCTGGCACTCAACCACCATCGGGCAGCTACTTCGATCACGGTCAGTCATTGGAGAGGTGTCGTGCATGGGCATCCGGATGAAGTGCCCTCCAATCACGAGCCAGGCGACATGGAAGCGCGCCATCGCCGCCGTGGGAACGAACAACCGCGACGGCCGCCCGATGCTTGCCCCGGAGCGCGCACTCATCCGCGGCGTAGCCGTCTGCGGCGTCTGCGGTGCAGCGATGCACATCGCCACCACCAAGGCTAGCCCGAAGGGGAGACTTGTTTACTACGTGTGCAGCACGCACCGCGAGAAGTGGCGTATGGAGGAGTGCGGGAGGTTCTACAACGCGGAACGCATCGATCCGGCAGCGCGAGAGGCGATGCTGCGGATTCTAGCGGCAGAGGTCGCGCCCGAACCTAAGCACGGCCCAGACCCGCAGGCCGCTATCAAGGAAGCGAAGCATACTCTCGCGGCGCTCAAGATACGGGAGGAACGCGCCGTTCTGAGCGCTGAAAACCTGGGCCTGACTCCGTTCATCAAGGCGCGTCAGCAGGCTATCGCCGCGGAGCGCGCCGCCGCGAACGCGATCCTCGCGGCTGCGACGGCGGCGCTTCGGGAGCCACCACAGAAGGCGATCGATCATAAGCGCCGGAAGGACGCACTCCTCTTGGTGCGATCTGCGAACTTGGTGGGCCTCCGGGCTTTCGTCGAGCGGGTATTTCGCCGCGGCGACGTGCGGATTCGGCCTGGCGGAACGGTGGAGATTCGTTCGCTGGATCTGACCAGGGCGGGTCCCACCACTCCCGGCGATCCGGAAGCTCCTCCAACCAATTAACCGCGGCCTCGAGCGCACGGGGCGAGAGGCATCGCGCCCTACGCTGCGCCGCGTTCTGCCGCCGATTCTTTCGCTGCATCGCTTTAGTCCTTGCTTCCTCACCTTGCGGTGCATGCTCACTCGAAGAGTTTTGAGAGGGGAACCGCCCATTCATCGATCCCGTTGATCGGGGGCGGCGGGGAGGCTGCGGGCGGCGAGGGGGGGGGCGGAGGTTCAGGGGGCGAGGCCCGTACCTTGGGCCTCCGCCCCCTTTTCTTGGGCTCCGCGCTGGGGAGCGGGCCTGTGGGGATGCGCGGCGCCTCGCCAGTGAGGCGGATCGCGGTCCAGCCTTCTGGGAGCTGGGCCGGCTCCACCGGGGTCGTGACGACGAGCTGGGGGCCCTCCTCGCCCACCCGCCCCAGGGCCTCGAGCACGCGCGCCAGGGTCGCGGGGTCAAAGGGCCGGTCCTCTGGGCTCACGATCACCGGGCCATCCTGGGGAGCAGTCGCGAGGGCGAGCGCGGCGGTCACCCGCGCCCACTCGGCGCCCGAGAGGGCCGAATGCAGGACGAGCCCGGTCGTCCCCGGCCGGCGCAGCCCGAAGCGGAAGATCTCCCGCCTCCCGTCGACGAGCTCGAGCCCGAAGACGTCGCCCGCGGGCAGGTAGCGGCCGACGCGCGCCTCGAAGGCGACGCGCGCCCGCTCGACGAGCTGGCCGATGGCCATGTCCGCCGCCTCGGCGAGGCGCCGCCATTCGTCCGCCTCGCGCTCGGCCTCGAGCGCCTGCTCCTCGCTCCGCTGCACCGCCTCCCAGCGCGCCCGCGTCGCGGTGAGCTCCTCGAGCCGCTCCGCTGCCTGTTCGATGGTCAGGATCGGCCGCGCCTCGCCGGTCTGGGCCACAGGCCCGAGGAAGGGGGCGAGCGCCGCTTGCTCTGCCTCGAGCCGCGCGCACTCAGCCTCGAGCCTCCCTGCCTCGCACTCGGCGTTCCTCGCTTCCTCCTCGGCGCGGGCGAGCTCGGCCTCGGCGGCTCCCCGGGTGAGGCTCGCATTGGCAGAGGAGCCGATTGCATCCCGGGCCCGCGCCGCGCGCGCCGCGAAGGTGGCCGGCGCGAGTTCCTTGCTTCCGCAGATCGGACAGCTCGTCGCGTGCAAACCGGCGAGGTGCTCCACGACCGTGAGGGCCGCGCGATAGAGCTCTGAGAGGGGCGCTGGGTCGGGGGGCAGGGCTTCGAGCTGCGCCCGCGCCAGGTCGAGCGCACCGGCCGCCTTTTGTGCGAGCGCTCGAGCGGTCGGTAGCGCGATCCTCACCTCGGCGAGGTGGCGCTCGAACTCGACCAGGTGAACCCTGGCGCTCTCGGCGCGGGCGCTGAGCTCGCCGCGTGCCTTCCCAGCAATGGCCTCCTCGAGCGCGAGGCGGGCCGCCTCGACGTCGCCGTCGGTCGGCGGGGGTGGGAGGCCGCTCGCGCTCGCGTGCGTCGCCCTGGCCGCCCTGGCGATGCTGTCCCCGTTCCGCGCTCGCAGGCGAGCCGCCTCGAGGACCTCGACGATCTCCTCGCTCGCTGGGGTGCTCGCTTCCCCGGAGCTCGCCTGCTCGAGCCGCGCGTGGAGGCTGCGCGGGATGAGGGCCTCGACGTCGCTCCAGGCGATCTCGCCGCCAGCCTGCTCGAGTATCCACTTCCGCGCCCGCTCGGGGCTCCCGGTGAGGGCCTCCCTCACCTCGCGGAGCGGAAAGGCCCCTTCGAGGCCCACCCGCGCCGCGCGGCGGCCTTTCTCGAGGGTCCAGGCAGCCTGCGAGCCGTCGGAAAGGCGCGCGACGGCGAACAGACGATCGGCGCCTGGCGGCGCCAGGGTCCACAGCTCCGCGTCGCGCGCCAGGGTCTCCCGCCCGGCCACGTCGGAGGCCCGGCCGGTGAGGGCGAGTTCACAGCCGTTCACGATGGTGCTCTTGCCCGACCCCGCCGGCCCGATCACGACGGTACGCGCCCCCAGCCTCGTGCTCGAGCCTCCCTTCACATTCGTTTCGATCGCTTCAACGTGGACGCGCGCCATCTTCGATCCCCTTTCGGCCAAACAACGGCCCAACAACGGCCCAACTACGCTGGGACCTCGATCCCGCGCCCCGCCGCGAGGCGCCGCAGGCGCTCGAGGCCCTCCGGGTGCGGGACGGTGAGGCCCGTCCGCCACTTGTAGATCGCACGCCAGGAGTTCCCCGACTTGAACGCGATCTCGATGTCCTCCATCCCCGCGCGGCGAAGCGCCGCCAGGATGAGGACCGCTTCGGCGTGCCGCTCGCCGCGCTTCGCCCGCGCCTCGGGGCTGTATCTGTCCGTGCGCATCTTTCGCCCCCTACTGCTCCGCCTCATAGGACGAGGGTTCCGCCCTTCCAGTCGTCTGGGTCCAGCACCCGGCAGCCGCTCACCTTCACGAGGCTCGCCCCGTCGAGCCGATAGACTGGCTTCCCGTTCGCGAGGGCGATCTCGACGATGCGCTTCGTGGCCGCGCCCACCCGGCCGTTCCCGCTCGTCACCACGATCCCGTGGTAGTTCGGTTCGCGGGTCAGGAAGTGAACCCCGCTGGCCACCGTCTCGCACCAGACGTTCCACGAGCCGCAGGCCTTGAAGCGTCGCGCCCAGTCATCCCGCCCGAGCGTCACCTCGACGGGAGCGCCAGGCCGCGCCGCCTCGATGGCCCCTCGCACTGCTCGCACCGCGGCAGCGAGCGCCTCCTCGCCGTCACTCTTGGCGTGCGCCAGGAAGATCCTTTTCGACGTCATGCTTCATTCCTCCTGGTGAGAGCGGCGCGCTGTTCTGGGGTCAAGGCCTCCCATCTTTCTGCGCCGCGCCCGCTCATCGCGGCAGGCCGGTTGCCAGCAGTCCGAGGCATTCGGATCGCTCGTGACCTCATTGCTCACGGCGCCGCAGCAAGAACGCCCCAGGTCGGGATCGATCATGTGTATCTTGCCGCCTCGAAAGGGGGCAGCGAGATCGAAGGAGCACGCGCAGTGCGGGCACACGATCGTCATGGCGTCCTCTTTGCGCGGGCGAGGTCGCGCTCGCGCAGTTCCTTCTGGCAGGTCGGGCAGGCGACGAATCCGGTGTGATCGTACCGGTCGCGGCTGCGGGGAAGCTGCGCACGAAGGAGCCAGGTCGGCTCGGGCCCCTCTGGCGGCGCGAACCCGATTCCTGGCCGGAAGGGGAACGCGCGCACCTCTTGCCAGGCGCCGCACATGTCGCACTGGGCGATCTTGGGGATGAGGCTCGAGGGGGCGATCTCCTTCTCCCAGGCGAGCCCCTCGGGAATCTGTAGCGGCCCCACGTCGCCGGGGTGGTTCACCTTCGAGAAGGGCCCGATCTGGCATTTCAAGATCCAGACGGTTTCGGCCGAGCCCTCGGGCCTCACGAGCAGCGATTCCCCTGACTCGTCGATGCACCGGGCGTTCAACATGATCCAGTTATCCATGATGCCCCTCCGCGAAGAGATCCGTCCCGGCCGTCTCAGGCGCGATTCCGCGCGCGTTGGCCGCGCGCACGTTGGCTGCGCGGCAGCGCGAGCTGCAATCCGGCGTGAGCGCGTGCGGTAGATCCTCGGCCGGGCACCCGTCGTGATGGAGGTGGAGCGTGTCGTGGTGGGGGCAGAGCAGAACCGAGCAGAGCGCGCACTCGTCGATCATGCAGTTCGCCGGCGTGAAGCTCGTGCCGTTCACTGGGTCCCATGACTCCCAGTGGTGACGCTGAACCGCGTCCAGTTCCCATCGAATTTGAAATATTTTGGCCATCGTTCACCTCGCCTATCAGTCAAGTCCCTTCTCCTCGGCGAGCCATTGCGGAATCTGCAATGGTCCCTCGTCGCCCTTCTCGTTCACCTCCGAGAGCGGCCCGATCTGGCTCTTGGGTATCCAGCAGGTATCCTCGATCGCGTCGACCTCGATGAGGATCGCCTTTTCCGTCTCGTGAACGCACCGCGCCTCCACGGTGACCCAGCGCCTTTCCTCTTCGCTTCTCACGCCCCGCATCGCTTCACCCCCTGTTACACGTCCTTCCACGTCATCCCCACCTTTGCTTCCCCCTCAAACTTCACGGGGAGGCCCCACTCGCGACCGTCGACCGTCATGCACTCTTCGAGGAGCCGCGCCGTGCGCTCGCCCTCTGCCTCGGGGACCTCGAAGACGATCGAGTCGTGGCCTTGCTGGATCATCCCGGTTCCCGGCCCCCACCTCCCGAAGGGGATCGCCTCGAGCGCCCGGAAGGTCGCGAGGTGCGTGAGCATCGCGCCCGCGGTCTGGGGCTGGTAGTTGGCGAGCTCGTTCACCTTCGCGCCGTCGAGGAAGTCACAGCGGAGGCCTCCGATCGGATCGACGAGGTGCCCGTGCCGCCCGTACTCGTCGCGGAGCGACTCCCACCACCGCTCGACCTCGGGGCAGCGTGCGAGCCACTTGCGCGAGAAGGCCCCCGTTTCGCGGAGGGTGAGCCAGGGAAAGAGGAGCTCCTCGGTTTCCTCGTCCTCGGCCGCGGTCAAGAGTTCGTGCTTGGTCTTGTCCTGGGCAGCATACAGCGAGGCATAAACGAAGCCCTTCACTAATCGTCTTAGTACCTTCTGCTGGTCGGCCGAGGCACTGCGGAAGGCGTCGCCGAAGAAGTCTTCGCAGAGCGCTCGGTGCGGGTCCTCGCCCTTGTCGAAGCACTCCAGGTAGTAGGCCGAGCCCGAGAGGGCGGCGACGAGCCTCAGCTCGAGCTGGGCCTCGTCGCAGCCCACGAGCACCATCCCCGGCGCGGCCTTCACCATGTCGCGGAGTCGGTTGGGGACATTCTGCGGGTTCGGTGAGCTCCCCGAGAACCGCCAGCCCTTGGTGCCGTGCGGGGTGTAGTCGGGGTGGACGCGGCCATCCGGCAGGCACAGTCCCGGCCGCCGCGCCTTCCCGCGCTTCGCCCGCTCCGCGAGCTCCTCGGCGGTTTCCTCCTCGTCTTCGGCGAGCGCAGGCTCGGCGACGGCGAGTTCGCCGATCGGGCGCAGACGCAGGACGAAGGTCCCCCGCAGCTTGGTCGCTCGCCTGAACAACCGGATCGCCTGAACGCAGGCCTTCCGCTCGGCGGGGAGGTCGTAGGTGGTCAGGATCGCCCGCAGCGCATCGTCGTCAGTCGAGGGAGCGCCCGTCTCGGTGTAGTGGTGGGGAGCGAGCTCCCACGACTCGAAGAGGAGCGAGGCGATCTGCGGGTGGCTCTGCGGGTTCAGGCCGCTTTGCCCCGCGCGGGCGCGGATCGCCTCGAGCTGGCGCTGTGCCTCCCTGACGAGCCGTGCATCCCACTCGCGCCGGCGAGCCTCATCGACGTGCATGCCGTTCGCGTGCAGCCCGACGCAGATCGCTTGCAGCCTGGGAAAGACCTTGGCCTGGGCCACCTGCCCCCGCTCGCGCACCGCATCGGCGAGGGGCTCGACGGCGAGGGCGGTCACCGCCACGTCGCGCGTCGCGTACAGCCACAGCTCCTCGTCGGTGGCGGCCTCGGTCGCGGCGTGGCCCGCCTTCCAGGCCGATACGTCGGTGAGGATTGACCCGATGTACCCCAGGTCGTGGGGAAGCTCGGGGTCGGCCATCTTGTGGAGGCCGATGGTATCGAGGAGCGGCTCGGCGGTGACCCCGAGCTCCGCCCGCAAGACTTGGTTGTCGTAGTACCCGAAATTGTGCCCGACCTTGCGCCAGCGATCGGAGGTGAGGAAGCGAAGGAGCAGGCCGACGATCACGCGCTCCTCGACTGCACTGTAGAAGGGCCCTTTCCCGACCTCGACCGATCGGAAGGGGACGATGACAGCCCGCGCCCCGTCGTGACTCCCCAGCGCGACGCACCGGATCTTGTCGAACAGCGGGTCAAAGTGATCCGCCTCGGGGAATCCCTGGCTCGTCTCGAGGTCGACCGCCACGAAGGGCGTTCCCGCCTCGCGCTCGAGCCACTCGAGGAGCTCCTTCGCGGTCGGCTCGTAAAGGGCCCGCGGGTCGCGCCAGTCGAGGCCCCGCGTATACCAGCGCCACGCTCGCGCCAGGTCGGCTCGCAGGGCCGAGCGCCAGCGCCGCGCGCGCATCACGAAGGCCGGGTGGAGCGAGGGGAGGGCCCGCACCGCAACGCCCTCGAGATTCACCTCCTGGGGTCCTCCCCTCACCGCCAGGATCGAGGCATTTCCGCCGACCACTGCGCGCAGTGCGACGCCCCCCAGCGGGACGACGTTCGGCAACGCCTCGATCTCCGCGCGCAGCCTGGGGGCACAGCACTCGATGGGGCTCGGGCGCGGCGCCTCCCCGCGGGCCACCCGGGCCCGATTATCGGCGCGCAGCCTGTTTAGCAGCCGGTCGAGCTCGTTCCCCGGCGGCCGGCAACACAGCGCGTTGGTCACCGCCAGCGCGCTTCGCTTCACGCCTACCGCGCGGAGGGCCTCCCCGAGCTCGCGCCCGGCCGCGCCCACGAAGGGCCGCCCCGTCTCGACCTCGTCGGCCCCCGGCGCCTCCCCGACGAGCAGCATCCGGGCGCCCTCATGCCACTCGGGGCCCACCGGCGGTCCCTCGCGCTCCTCGCGCAGCGGGCACTCGCCGCACCGCGCCCCGTGGGCCTCGGGGTCGTAAACGACGCGTAGGTGCCGCGCGGGCTTCACTGCGCAGCCTCCTCTCGGTCAGGGTCGCGGCGGAGGATGATGTCGGCGAGCGCGCCCCAGATGACTTCCCTCCCGTGGTCGTCGATCCACAGCCACATTTTGTCGACGAAACAAAGGAGCGCGAGGAGCGTCGCGATCGGCCCGTGATAGGCCATCGTTTCGGCGACGACGTCGTGAAGCGCCTGGTGCGCCGCCCGGGTCTTTTGCACCGTCTCCTCGTCGTGTTCGGTCATGTTTGCTCCGAATACTGCGCGCAGTTCTCGCAGACGTAGCAGCGCCCCTCACCCTTGGGCCCGACGTGGATCATCGGGCCGTGACCGCAGGCGCAACGCGGCGAGGGTGCGGGCTGGGGAGGTGGGGGCGCGGGGCGAGGAGGCGCGGCCCGCGCCTCCCTGCCGTTCACGTTTCCCGATCGCTTTCCATCCATGGCGCATCCTCCCTGGGTTCGATGCCTCCGCAGGCTGCGGCGCACGCCTGGGCACCGGCGCGGAACCCCGCCTGCCAGGCCGCATCGCGCTCCTCGCGCGTATAGATCCCGACGCCCGTGCCGGCCTTCTCACGCAGCTTCCAGACGACCACGCGGGCCACGCCGATGATCGCTGGCAGATCGCGCGGGGGATCTCCGCAGGCGAGCTCGAGCGCATCGGCGCAGGCCCGGATCTCTTCGAGGAGGTCGTCAGATGGCATGCTTTGCCCTCGATTTTCGCTTTCGCCCGCGCCGGTGTTTGAGCCAGCACTCGCGCGTGAAGTATTCGCGCGGCCTCCCCGAGCCGGTGTAATAGGCCCAGCGGCCACAGCCGCAGTGGCACTCGAGCCGGCGCGTGCGCCAGGGGGGCTGGGCGTCCATGGCAAGGCTCACGTCGGGAACAGATCGGACAGCGGCGCGTCGCTCGCGGGGGTGGCCCCTGGGTGCATGCCATTCTGCGGAGCAGCCTGGGCCGCGGCACCCGCCGTGCTCCCCGCGCCACCCTGGGCCGCGGTCATGGCCTTTAGCTGCTGGTACTGCTCGCGCGTGATGAAGTTCTTGTTCCCGAAGGGCTTGCGGCCCTGGTCGTCGCGCTCTCCCTCGGGCGGCGCCTGCACCCAGACATAGGCGCTCTTTCCCACGAAGTGTGCATTGCCGATGGTCTTGGGGCCGTTCAGGGCCTCGGGCGGAACGCCCGTGCCGACGAGGCAGTTAAAGAGGTGCTTCTTGTTGCCCTCTTTGCTCCAATCGGTTCCGATGACGATGAGGAGCGGGAGGCCCTTCGAGGCGCCGTCCTCGGTGATCATGCACTGGTAGCGAATGGACAGCTTGCCCCCGCTCCCGTCCTCCCCGACGCGCCCCGTGGCCTCCTCGCAGTCGAGGATCTTGACCGTGTAGGCCCCTGTCGCGACGTCGATGCGCGCGGGGTTGAGTGGGGTCACGCCTGCGAAATTCACGTTTTCGGTAAATGCCTTGCCCATCGTTCTTCTCCTTTACTGCTGGTTAACTCCCCTCCCAACACTGAATTAAGGCCGCTAGAAGCCTCGCCGCAGCCTCCCGCGTGCATTTAGCAGTACAGCCCGGTCGTAACCGTCGGTGAGCGTCCACTTGATATGGCGCTCGTCGTAGCCCTTGGCGGTGAGCTTCCGCTCGGCCTCCTCGAGCACCGCCTCGGCGCGCTCCGCGTTCGCAAGCCAGAGGCCCACCGTCGCATCGGTGCGGAGGAGGATCGCGGCAATGCTCCGAACCCACTCCTCTTGCCATTCGAGGCCTTTCAACCGTGGGAGCGGGTAACCCGCGAGGCGCAAGATCTCGCCCAGGTTCATCGGGCTCGGGTCGGCCGCGACGTGGTAGCGGTCGCCCGCGAGATAATCGGCATTCGGCTTCGTCTGGAAAACGAACTTCCAGGCGCGTTTCGGGGCCGGCTCGAGGCCGTTGCGCGGGACCGCGCGGAACAAGACGTCGAAGGCCGCCGGGATCTTCTCGCGCGCCTGGCCGGGGAAGCGCGGGCCTCCCAGGATGCGCGCGCCCTTCTCTTCGGGCGGCACTTCGTGCATGGTCCACACGCTATGGCGACGGCAACGCCGGATCGCGTCCCGCGAGTCGATGGAGGCCTTCAAGGTCGCGAGCCATGAGGCGAAGTGATTGTCGCTATGCTTGAACTTGTCGGCCATCACGGCCGCGGTGCGGTCGGCGATGACCGAGGCATCGTCGATGATGATGGCCTCGGGCCCAGGCTTCAGCCTCTCGACGAAGGCGGTCACCTCGGGGAAGGTCTCGAGGTCGTGGCTTTCCGGCTCGGGGATACCGAACACGCCTTCGAGGCCATTCAGCGCGCCCGGCGCGGCGATGAAGATCGCGGACGGGTGCGCGACCCCCGAAGCCACAGTCTTTCCGGTCTTGATCGGAGCGTAAATTCCAGCGCAGCTCGGGTGCCGTGGCATTTACCTGCCCTCCGCGCCGAAGCGGCATCGCGCCCAGGCCCGGCAGCGGCCGTAGGGCGTAAAGCACGTCACCTCCGAGGGGCTCGCCGGCCACTCCTCGGGCGGCGCCCGCGCCGCATCGAATGCAGCCATCCCCGCTCGGGCAGCGGCGATCACGCGGGGAAATTTGCGATACATCCAGGGGGCCGGATCGGGCGTGACGCGCTCGCAGCGCAGATCCTCGCAGCCGACGAGATCGAGGCGCACCCCGCCGAAGCGCTTTCCGTAAATGCGCGCTCCCAGGTGTGCGAGGCCCAAGATCTGACCTGACAGCACGTACCGAGCGCTGACCTTGGCCTCGAGCCGATGCGCGGTTTTGATATCCCAGATCCACACCAGCCCGGCCGCGTCCTCGGTGATCCGGTCGGCCCTAGCGGTGTAGCGCGCGGGCGGAAAGCCTGGCACCTCGAAGACGGTCTCGAGCTCCCGCTCGACCGCGAGCACCCTCGGCCGCTCGTGGCCCCACTGCGCGAGATAGGCCTTCACCGCGCGCGAGGCGATCGGCAGAACCTCGGCGCCGATGGCTCCCAGCTTGTCCGCCGCGAGGCAGAGCGCCTCCCTGGGGGCCGCGTACCCTTCCGCCTCGAAACAGTCGTGGCCAAGCCGCGCCCGCTCGAAGAGGTGGGCGAGCGCGACGTGGACGAGGGTCCCTCGCGCCAGCGCCTCCTCGGAGATCCCCGCGGTCTCCCCGAGCTGGCTCCACCCGTACAGGGTGACGCAGCGGAGCCAGGTCTCGGTGCCGTGCCAGCCTGCCGACGAGGGGCCGGTGTCGATGAGCCTAGTCCCCACGGCGACCTTTCGCCCGCGCCGCGCTGCATTCGGGGCACGGGCAGCGCTTCGGAACGCGGATGGCCCGGCACTCGATGAAGGAGAGCGGCGGCGCCTCCTCGATGCCTCGCCAGCGGCCGATGCGCGCGCATCGCGAGCAAAGCCCGCCGGTGCATGTTCCCCGCCGCGGGCCGCCGCAGAGGTCACAGCGCGCCACGCCGCCGCCCCCGCAGTGGCCGTGGCGGAGGGGCGGGTCGCCGCGGCGGAGCGCCTCGCCACAGACGGTGCAGCGCCGCAGCATCCCGCGCGTCACGTCCCCAGCGCGCACGTCGCCCTGCCACCAACTCGGGTCCTCCTCGGCGCGGCGCTCTGCCTCGAGCGCTTGCAGGGCCATGAGGTCCATCACTTCGCCCTCCGCGCCGACGGCCGCCGCTTCGACTTGATCATGGCGCGGGCGATCTCGATGACGCGTCGCGTGCGCTCGCGCTCGCGCTCAGCCCGCGCCTCCCAGCGTAGGCAGTCCTGCTCCCAGTGTCGGGCTTCGTCGTGCTCGCGGGTGGCGAGCGCGCTCGCCTTCTCGGCCTCGTCGCGGGCGTCGGTGGCCGCGTTCTCCGCATCGGCGAGGCGCTCCTCGAGCTCGCCCCACTCGTCCTCGACGCGCTCGGCGAGCTCGGTCGCCTCATCCTCGCCGATGAGGCGATTCCAGCGAATGCCGGTCGCCTCCACATAAGGGCCTCTCATGTAGTGGTGATATTGGATCATGGCATGATCCCTTCGGTCCAGGCAGGGCGATGCTCACCGTCTGTGCTTGCGGCCAACCCGTCGCGCACGCCTTTGCGAATACTCGCCGTATCGACGCGAATCGACACCGCTCCATCTTCTGTCGTAATCATGCCCACCCCACGCTTCTCCTGAACGAGCAATCGGTCGACCATTGGCATGGCATCGCGCATCGGCACGCCCAGTCGCCAGATTCGAGCGGCTATCGCGAGTCGGATCATGTCATCCTCGGTGAACACGGCCCAGCCCGCTGTTCTGCCCATGCTGTCGCGCAGAACGCCGCGGTGCCGCCACACTCGGACAACGGCCCGGGGCAGCCCGCATACGCGCTCCACCGCCGCGGTTGTGTAAAGCCGTTTCATGCGGTGGCCTCCTTGGCGGCCTTGGCAGCGATGCGCGATATGAGCTCGTCGTCGGAAGCCCCGATGAGCTCGCGGGCGAACCCGCTCACCTCGTCGGAGCGTCCGATCTCCTCGACCGCGGGCAGCTTCGCGAGGAGGATCGACGCGACGTGCTCGTCGACCGTCCCCTCGCAGATCACGTACAGAATGAGCACCGGCCGCCGCTGCCCCAGCCGCGCGACCCGCCCCTCGGCTTGGATGATTTGACCGGGAGTGTAAGGGAGCATCGCCATCACGAGCAGATCGGTATCTTGCAGGTCGAGCCCCTCGCCCCAGGCGTCGACCGTGCCGACGAGCAGAGCGGGCCCCTCGCTCGTCATGTACGCCGCACGCATGGCCTCCCGCGCCGCGGACGAGTCACCGCCGTGGCCAGACCAGACGGTGAGCCCTGGGATAGCGCCTGTCCCCGCCTCCCAGCGCTTCCTCGCTTCGTGCGCAAGGGCCTCGCAGTCGGCGCGGCGCCCTGTGAACACGACCGCCTTTTGTTTCGCGCGCAGTGCGTCGTCGATGTACCCAAGCACCGAGGCCCGTTTGCGGCCGGCCGACTCCATGAGCTCCCACTCAATGCGTGCGGTGCCTCCCCGGCGCATGGCGGCGCGCGCCTCCTTGGCGATGGCGCCCGCCGCCCTCTTCTGCTCCGATGGTGCAAGGTAGACGACCTGGCGCCGCTTGGGGGGGAGCTCGCGGTGCGTCGTCGCGTGCGAGACGCGGTGGGTGATGACTTCGAGCCGCTCGCGCAGCTCGGCGAGGTTGCTCATCCCGCGGGTGTCGATGCCGCCCCAGCTATCTTGCGTGGCGGCGCAGTACCGCTTCGCCCAGCAGTAGAAACCGCCGAAGCCTCCCGGATCGCCGAGGTCGGTCTGGCTCCACAGGTCGCGGAGCAGGTTCACGATGGGCGTGGCGGTGGTACAGATCCGACGCTCGGCACCGCGCGAGAGGCGCATGGCCGCGGCGGCGATGTTCTCGCGCACGGCGAAGCGGAGCCGCGCCGAGCCGTCGGCGTGCTCGCCGTCTTCGATGGCCGTCCAGCGTCGCCAGGAGCGGATGCGATGGCTCTCATCGAAAACGACCGAGCAGGGCCCTACGCGCTCGAGCTCGTCGATCCAGTGCGGCAGGGTCTCGTGGCCTACGACGAGGAACCGGGGGAGCCCGGCCCCCTTACTGCCGAGGTCACGAGCGGTCTGGCCTTCGAGCAGTTCCCCGGTCAGTACCGTATAGCGTGCGATCTCTCGGAGCCACTGGTGCCGCACCGCTGCCTTGGTGACGACAACGATGAGGCCCGGGAGGGCGAGCGCCCAGACGATGGCAGTGAGGGTCTTTCCCGCGCCTGGGGGGTGAATGACGAGGCCCGATTGATCGGGGCGGGCGAGCAGGAACGAGACGGCCGCGCGCTGATAGGCCACCAAGAAGGCCGGTACCCAGGGCCGCAGGTACGGGAGCGCCAGCCGCGCGTCGGTCGGGCCTGTTCGCTTTGGTGCGTGGGTGCTGACCGCGATCCTTGCCGCGCGGAGCAGGCGCTCGACGATGGGAGCCGCATTGCAGGGGGAGACGATGGCCCCTCGCAGTACGCGCACCCCGGGGAGCATGCACACCGCTTCGGCGGCCGCTCGGAGGTCGTGAGAATCGCGCGGGAGGTATCGCCAGCGAGCCGCCATCGTGGTAGGTCGGACGTATGATGAGCCGCGTTCGATCTGTCAACCCGATCATTGCTTGCTTCGTTGGTCGGTGTGCTCGCATCCGCATAGGCGCGGGCATGCTCGAGGAGTGCGAGCGCGACGATCGCGCGCCGAGTAGGTTGACCACTTCGGGCAACTTCGGAGGTCCTTCATGGTCAGCGAGCAACGCGCCATCCGCGCGATCCCCGCGAACGGGTTTTTGCATGACTACGTCATCGAATGGGGCATGAACCGCTGCGACGCGAATGTCGGCTTTCACATTGCAGCCGGGCTCGTCCTGCTCGCACAGACGGTGCCCATCGGGTTCGGCCTGCCCTGGCATGGACGCCCGCTCCGCGCGAACTTCTATGCTCTCCTGGTCGGCGAGTCGACGTGGAGCGGAAAGTCGACGGTCGTCGAATGCGCGGAGCGCATCCTCGCTCAGGTCTGCCCCGAACGGATCATGCAAGACCCCGGATCGCGGGAGCGCTTCACCGACGCGATCATCGAGCACCCCCAGCAAATCCTGCTCCTCGGGGAATTCGGCGCGTTCCTCAACTCGACCGAACGCGGTTACCGCAACGACCTCCGCACCGCGCTGACCGACGCCTACGACTGCCCGCGCATGTCCCGCGATACGGTGGAGCGGAAGCGGCGCAACGCCAAGACCAGCGAGGAGCACCCGCGCCTCTCGGTGCTGGGCGGCTGCACGCCCGCTTTCCTCGAGACATTCACAAGCCCAGTCGACTGGGAAGGCGGCTTTCTCGCGAGATTCTTTTCAATCCTCGCCTCG